CGGCGGAAGTCGAGGCCCAGCGCGCGTTCGCGGGCGCGTTCCGCCGCAATATCGCGGTCGACCTGTTCGGCGTCATAGCCGCGCTCAGCGATAGCCTGCGTCCGGGATTTGAGGCCCGCCTCGATCTGGGCGATCTCGGCATTGGCGTCCTTCAGCGGATCGACCCAGTCCCATTTTGTGGGGAGCCAATCGACAGCAAGGAGCTGGCTGCGGTTGGCCTCATAGCCCGGCAGCGTGAGGGCACCTGACAGCACGGCAGCGTCCATCCAGCGCGCATAGACGGGTCGGCAGAGCTGCCAGACCATGACCGAATGTTGCCAGGCCGAGACGCGGCGGCGGAACTCGATCAGCGCCAGGCGTGAGTTCGAGAAGTTGCCCTTCACCATGTCATTGGCGATGTACGGATAGGGAATGCCCAGCGCTGCCGAGATTTGCAGGAGTGTTCTGTACTGAAACGGCTCATACGTGCCGCCGCTGTCGGCAGGTTGGCCGATGGTGACATCTTCGCCCGGATCCAGCCGCACGATCTGGCCGGGACTGATCTCGACCCCTTCGGGCCCATCTTCGTCGTCCGGTGCGAGGGGGTTCTCCGGGGCAGGCGAGGTCACGAACATCGCATACATCGCCGCGACCTTCTTTCGGTCCAGCTCGGCGTCGTCGTACTGATCGAGCAGGAACAGTTTCACGATGGCGGGAGCCAGCTTTGAGACCCCGCGCAACTGGCCGCCCTCGACCGGGTCGATGACGTGGATCACCTCGGTGGCGGGCACACGCACGATGTCGCCCGCAAGCCCCGGATCGGTGCTGTCGCCCGGATGGCGGCGAAAGAAATGATAGGCCACGCGCCGCCCGATCCGGTCGAACTCGATGCCCTGGCGGACGGCATTGCCGTTTGCGCCAATCCCCGTCTGCTCCAATGGCAGCATTTCCGCAGGCAGCATCTGCAGCTGCACGGGCACGCTCAGGCCATCGCCCGCGCGTCGTGGCCGGAACCGAAAGAACACCTCGCCCGCGAGGAACACCTCGCGCGCCGCGCGGCGCTGGAGCCCGTAGAAATCTGTCACCCCTCGGCATCGGCCTCGTCGGTCCAGGCAAGCCATAAGCGCTGCAGCTCCTCCTTGCGCGTGGCATCCGCGATCTTCGAGATTGGCTTGATGCCGTCGCCCACAGTGTTCGCCGCCCAGCTTTCGACCGCGTTAATGGCGTAGCCGTTATTGCGCACCAGCCAGCGGGCGCGGGCGGTGATGTCGGGCCCACTGGCCGCGATCAGCGCATTCACATGGGCACGGGTGGCGCGGAACCCGCGCAGGCGGCGGTGGTGCTGGCCCGCATCAAACCCACCGACAAATGCACCAAGACGCTGGCGCCAATTCAGAGCGCCGGTCATCACAGATCCTTCACGGCATAGGGGCGCAGGATACGCCCAGCGCCGCGCTCAAGTTTCGCAATGCGCCGCTCGATATCTCCGATCGCCGCGGCCAGTTCCGCGTCCGAGCCATAGGTGATGCTCTTGTCGTCATAGCTGACGCTGCGCGTGCCGCTGTAGCGCGCGCCCAGGAGGGCGCTGTGGCGGGACTTCAGATCATCGAGGGTCATCGGGGGTCCATCATTCCATGTATTTCGGCGTGCTGATCTTCCAGCCGCGCCGCCGGGGCGTGGTCACTTGCCCGGCTTGCGGGGTTGTCGGTTTCTCAGGCGCAGCGTTCGGCGTGATAGCCGCAGTCTCCACCCCGGCCTGTTTCTCCAGCTGCCGCCACATCCGCTCGTCGAAGCGATCTGCGCCAAGGATCCAGGCGGCGGCGCGGGCATAGACGCGGGTATCAAGCGCCTCGTTGCGCGCGCGCAGCTTCTGCCATTCCTGTCGGGAATAGCCGCGCTTGTTGCGGACTGTGACCAGCTGCTCGGCGACCAGCTGTTTCAACCATTCGCTGTCGGCCCAGTCCGGCAGGTGCATCGTGCCGGCCGGGATCGGCGCTTCCGGTTCCGCGGGCCGCTCCAATCGCAAATACCGGTAGGTCTCTGCTTTGAAAGTGGCAGTGGCCACGATCCAGAGCCGGGCACCGCGTTTCAGCTTCCGGCCGTTCACCGTGGCATCGACAAAGGTTGGCCCAGAGACAGGTGTGGCCCGGTTGAAGCCCTCGAGACCCTTCACGGGAGCGACCTGCGCAATGCCCTGCTTGCGGGCCCAGCCATAGACGGCAGCGGACTCGTAGCCGGTGTCGATGGCGAGTTTTGCCAACGTCATGAGAGCGCCGTTCTCATGCGTCCAGGTCTGGCCAAGTAGGCCTGTCAACCTGTCCCAACAGGCGGGGTCATCTGGCCCGCCCGGGATCACGATGTGATCGACGAGCCAGCTTGTCCCTCCCCGGCCCCAGGCCCAGACATCGACCTCAATCCGGTCCTTCTGGACGTCCGCGCCTGCCGTCAGGAACAGCCCGCCTGCAGGGATCTGCGCCGGAAATGCCACGCGTCGATCCGCCAGCCGCTGCCATTCCGGGGCCTCGCCGCTCTCGACCCATGTCTCGCCCAAGAGCGTGTTGCGCGCCGCGCGCAGCATCTCATCCGAGCCTTGCGCCGCCAGCCAGTCCCGCGCGATCTGTTCCCAGCTTTTCCAGCCGATTGGTGAGTACAGCGCCGAGAGGTGGAAGCCGATCGCGTTCGGGTTGGCGGACACAGCCGTTGCGCGCCACTCGCCGCGCGCCAACATGTCGGTCTTGTGGTGCTCGGCGATTGGCTTCTCGCAGCCTGCGCAATGATAGGCGGCCGTTTCCGGCAGTCCCTTGTCCCAGCGCAACTGCTCGAACTGCAGCCACTGCCTGTGGTCACAATGCGGGCAGGGGACAAAGTACCGCCGCTGATCGGAGGCCTCAAATTCCCGCTCGATGCGCGACAACCCCCGGATCGTCGGTGTCGAGACCATGAACACCTTGCGTCGATGCGCGAAGGTGGTGGTGCGGGCCTCCGCCAGTGTGACCGGATCGCCTTCCTCGTCGGCTGATGCCGGATAGGCATCGACCTCGTCCAGAAACACATAACGCGCGGGCATCGAGCGCAGGCCTGTGGCCGAGTTCGCGCCGGTCAGCACCAGGATGCCGCCCGGGAATTCCTTCGATAGCATCGAGTTCCCTGCGTCGCGAGAGCGCGCCGGTTGCACGCGTTCCTTCAGCGCCGGGCTGTCCTCGATCAACGGGTCAATCCGGCCGCGTGATGTGCGTTTTGCCATCTCCAAAGTCGGCAGCACGGCAAGCATCGGCCCTGGCGCGTGGTGGATGACAAAGCCGATCCAGTTGTTGCCAGCCTCTGTCGCGCCGACCTGGGCGGCCTTCATGAACGTCACACGCTGTGCCGGGTGGCTGGGCGACAGTGCATCCATGATCTCGCGCAGGTAGGGCGTCCGCGCGGTGCGATATTGCCCGGGCTCAGCGGAGGCCCGCGACGACAGTTTGCGATGCGCGTCAGCCCATTCCGACACCGTCAGGTCCGGATCTGGCCGCATGCCCCGCCGCCAGAACCGCAGGATGTCCTCGGCACCGTCAAAGGCGAGGTCGAGCCCGTCTGTCAGCTGATCTTCGGTTAGATCGCCGTCGTTACCCGAGGTTGACCCGGAGATCGGCCAAGGCGGTGAGCTGCTCTCGGACATGGGTTTCCAGCGCCCTCTGCAGGATCGCAGTCTCGATCGTCACGGGCACGCCCGATGCCTTCTCCATCTCTGCGGATATTTGTGCGGCCATGAGGGCCGCCACGCGGGTGGGCCAGGTGACCCAGACATCGCGCTCCTGGCGCGCGAGGCGGAACACCAGCGCCTCCGCCCGTGCGCGGTCGACCAGAACGCCCTTCTTCTTCTGGATCGACAGCTGCCGTTCCTGCGCCTGATAGACCGTCAGCGCGGTCCGGGCCTTAAGATAGGAGGTGCTGTCACCCGGTCCTGAGACAGGATTTCCATCGCTGCTGGCTCCGCCATTGCCCCCAAAGCCACCCTTTGAGCGCATTTGCTGATCCGGATCTGTCATTGCGACCCTGCGCGCATCCGAGGCGGCCGCGTTGATCGATCCATCGGCAAACAACACCAGACGGCCGGTCTTGCGCGCCTTTTGGAAGGCCCCGCGCGACAGGCCGGAATGGGTCGCATAGGCGCGTTCACTTATACCTTCCATGGCGCTTTGAGTAACCTCAACATATTGAAAATAAACAGGAAAGACGGTCTATTTGAGTTGATTACACTCCCGGATAGAGCGATTCATGGCCTTGAGGAAGCGGGTGCATCGCGCACCCCCGGACAAGGGTCGGAGACAGCCATGCGCGCACAGGAACGGATGGGACACAGCTCGATGAGCGAAGGG